TTGGACTATTAGCCAGAAACTAATAAAATTCAGTCCAGGTATGTTCAACCTTTAATAAATTATATTAGTAGTACAAAAAGATCTGGCGACCTACTTAAACTTGAGCACAATACAAATAAAAACTCTAGGATCTACCTAGATAAAAATTCTGTACTGAATTCTCAAGTTAGTAGATCCCAACCTAATACTTATGTCTAAGTACCGGTATTGTGGGCTCTCACAATGTTAAACGCGATTTTATTATTAAAAATCGTAAAATATACATAAGTATAACCATTAATAAATGGATTTTAAGATGGAACAGTATCTTCAATATGTACTCTAGGAGGTCCCATGTACAAAAAACATGTAAAATCTTCTCCTGCAGCAGCATATAACTTAAGAGGTATATTAGTACTACTAGATACACCTTTACTTTCCATAAAGATTGTAAAAGATTTTTGTAAACTAGTAGGTGCTACTTTAGTTGTAGTTTCTAGATCATCTCCTTCTCGTGCTGGTATAAAACGAGCATGTGAATAATGTGGCATCTCAAAAGATATAGTTGGATTAACCATACTTGCTTGAACTGCTGAACCATTAAAACCGTCAAGAATTTTCATATATTCATTATAGCCTGCTAAACCCGCAGGTAATGTCAAATTACCAAAATTATTTGTACCATTTGATGGAAATGCTGAATCATGCCTACTAACATTAACTGATCCTGGTGTGGAAAAGAAACCTGTAGTATCTAAGAAATACCTTACACTACCTCTCCATCCAGCAAAAGCTGTAGCAGTGTAGTTAATAAAATGATTCCTTGAATAAACATACTTAAGAGTTGGAGTTAATTCATATACAGGAGCTGTAGCTACTGTGGCTGCATCTTTTCTCCCTCCAATAAGAGGTTTATGAGGTCTGGTAGCACGCATAACTAGAGGAGTTCCACTAGAACTTGAAAAACTAAAAGCTTCTGTAAGTGTATACCTTTTAAGTAACTGCCTAAAAGAAGCAATATGTTCTCCAAAATGAACCAAATTGGAAGCATCATTAGCATCAACACTATTTCCCAGGGTATTTAAAGCCTCAGAATTGGTGGGTGCAGATGGTGCTTGTTCCTCAGCTGATTGAGGTCGACATTCTTCCCAATAATATGATTCATCAGATTCTAAAAGACCTTCAGTTTGACCTTCTTTAAAATTGTCATATGTTTCCATAGGCCAATCTTGAAGAACTTGAACTGAATTACGACGAGATAAACATTCAATAAATTCATCAATAATAGCTTTTAAAACTCTTAAAAATGATTTAATCCAGTTAAAACTCGTTTTAGGTTTTTCTTCTTCTGATTGAGGTAGAATATCACCATAACGGATTCTATCCAAATCATAACTATCAGGTTCAGCAACTTCGAAATCATCACACGCAGAAACGTATACATTGACCATAATAGGACCAGTTGCTAAACTAGCACTTGTCAAACTATTCACTATATATACTGCAATAGTTCCATTTCCAAAATCTTGAGGTACCAAAGTGCTGTATGTTTCACCTAGATAATCCACTAATCGTATGTGTTTACGATAAGTAGTATTCTGTCCCCAACCACACTCCATGACGACATCCTTAGTATCAGAAATATCCACAATTTGTGTGTATGCTGTATTATATTCAGATGTAGTAGATGGTACACCTGTAGGGTCATATACTATTTTTAATCTTCCCTTATGAAAATTACTAGCAATTATTTGAAATCGAAATTTCATAGTTCCTCGCCAATATTTAAAAGGAATACAAGCATAACAACAACTTGTCATGTGTAAAAACGGTATATTACCATCCTCCATTTGATATAATCCAGGATCAACAACACAGTGCCATAATAATTCTTCTGGTGTAGAATAAGTACCCGTCATATTCCATGTAAAAGTTGTAAAATAACTTTCACGAGTAGCGATATAACGAACATTTAATTCATCATTCGGTGGTAATCCAGCAATGCGAGGATCAATTGAAAGTTCCTGTTTAGAATCTACAGTTAACTTAAAATTATCATCACGCATATTGGACACAGCCAATGAACCTTTAGTTTTAGGTACTATCATAGTACTTTCAATATCTGTTGGCCTTGAATATCCAAATAAAACAGCTATTGCACCCACTGCATCAGCACCCAATTGGGTAGCTTTTGCAAAAGGTCCAATAGTTGGAACTTTAGTTAGATATCCTGCATATTTAGCTACAGCAGAAGCTATTTTAGATACTGGACCAGTATATTCATCTTTAGCCTGAGGTAAAATACTCCCAGGTTCAAAATTAGTTGGTATAGCAAACTTAATATTTTCTGCCCAAGCAAAAACTGATACGGATATTGGCGTAGTAGAACCATTTGCATGTCTAAGACCCAAATATCCTACATTACGCATAGTAATATTACCTAATTGTCTCCATTCATCTTTTGTAATATCCAATAAATTATTATAATAGAAAAATGGTAATACCATATCTCCACCTTCAGATTCAGTTGGATTTAAAAAGACATGAGGACGCATAGACATACCTATTACATCTTGTTGCATAGCAGCTCTGTATTTAGTTAATTTATCATCAACATGTAATGGTAAATAACTTGCTATAGCCCTACCATAATAAAAACCGTTACCATTAATTGTAAAACGTAAATGCAAATCACTTCGCATTAATTTGTAATTAGATAATCGATTAATTACTCTTGGATTTTCAAAGAACAAGGACCATGGATCAAAAGTTTGAAAAATTCCTGATTCCACATTCCATTGTGCTGTAAAAATCTTGATTGGCCTTTTGAAGAATTCTCCTAAAGAAGCATCTTGTAACAAGGGTTCATCTCTTAAAGAATCTACAACACCATTCATAGGCACCATATAACCTGGACTACTTTTATGAAAATAAACATTCTGTTCCTTCTCATCTTTGTTTTCATTTTCCATCATAGGAAAATTACCGTCCGCTGAATGCGGTAAAATCTCCCAATAAGGGAAATCTTGAATATACTCTTCGAGCTGAGTATTGCTCATTAAATTGTTTGTTTGAGTAATGCTTTTATTTGAAAACATCATATGAATTATGCATTAATATTCATTGATGCGCATTTTTGTTGAATATCGGTAGATTCTCCCCTAAATAGGGGTATTGCACGGGGGCAATCCGAAAGTGTGCAAAGCGTTATATTTAAATAGAAAAAATGCAATCTAAATGAATATCCGTAACCATATACGCACTACCTCTTTTAACTTTTTGACCGAAAGGTGTCGGTCAGGGAGACGCTTTTATTGCCATCCTGAGGCAGTGGATCATAAAGATCTAACCATTCTGCGACTCTCTCATCAAAAGTCTTATTAAGAGCAGGAATTACTAAATCATGCTTTCCAGCAATCGTACGCAATTCGCTTACTCTTTGATCATAAATTTCTCTACCATGAGCAAAGAATTCATGTGCTGCCGTTTCCAAGCAACTAATTGCTACTTCACGTGGAGTAGCTGTTTTGGATTTAAGATTCATATGTAAACTCTTAAAAATAGACATTTGATCTATTGCTCCTAAGGACCTTTTGATCTCAGGAATATAAACTGAATGTCTCTTAAGAAAATCTAAATCTTTAAGAGGATAAAATTCACTCTCAGCACTTTCCTTATCAGGAGGTGTAATTTCTAAAGCATTTAGTGCAAGTTCATGTTTAATAACTAAATAGTTATATAAATTTCTTATACTAGCTGCTACAGAACCTTTATTATCATCTCCATAAGTAGTTGCGGCTACATAATCTCTAAATACTGGTAATTTCTCTTCTGGAATTTGTCCTTCTATTGGTTGGACTAATTTCCTATAAAAAGGAATTCTCAAATATTTAGAATTACTAGCTCCATTAACTTGAACAGTCATGTTATTTCCAGATGTATTAGAATCATAAAAGATAGCAATTGTACCATTATAATCAATACATGGGTGAATAAAATCTGCCATGCACATACGCATTTCATACAAAACATCTTCAGGATAACCAGCATATTTTGCCAGTGTATAAAAACACCAATAATCATCTGCTGTCATCTGTGAAGACATATGAGTATCAAAACTCCTATGATCCATTCCAAAATTTCCTTCACCATCATCCGAAAACCTTTCAACATATTCCATCAATCGATCCCATTGAGGGCCTTGGCAATTAATACCAACAGCCATCTCACTTTCAATAGGATGAGTTCCAAGAAATCTAATAATAGGTAAGAAATATTTTCTTATTAACAAGCTATAAGCTAAAGGAATCACAATAAAAACACGAACTTTAGTTTTCGTAACTTTCATTGGTTCATCTTTTAAACAAGCTGTAAAAACAGGATAAGCTCTTTCACCTTTCTTCCAGGCGCTAACTATTCTATCCATTTCTTCAATTACGCTATTATCAGGAATACGATCAACTAATTGACCATCATCTGAAAATACGTCTTCAAATAATCTCTTCTTAGGTCCAAATAATGGAAATCCTGCACTAGTTTTCATGGGTATAGGATCCATGAAACGTTTTCCTGGAATCCCTAAGATACATTCCTTAAGGGATAATGGTTGTACTTTCTCTTCCTTACAATGCTTACGCATACAAGAAATCAAAGGTTTCATCCAATCAGTTCTAGACCAAGCTAATTCACTAGGCCTAAACTGTTCCCTATTTTCTAATATAGAATCACATCCTACATTATAATGTTTCCAATTAGGATTCATTTGAGGTGGTCCCCAAATATTTTCCACTCCACAAATTTCAGCAACACTATCAGTTAATATACTAGGTATAACCTCACTTTTAGTTGTTGCTCGTAATTTTGCACTTCCAACAACATCTACATATTGTTCATCTGTGTAGCCACAAAAATGTGAATGTGGATGAACAGGTCCGCTAAGAACCGGTTTTCCATATTGAGCTTCAGGAAAAATTCCTTCACTCGCAGATATAAGAATACCATCTAAATTTTCGAGAAGTTTCAAAGAAGCTGAACTTTCATTATTAGTAATAGTTTGACACACACCTACTGTTGAATTTCCACCAATGTGGAAACCCAATATACATGGATTCTTACCATCTCTAACAATAATTGACATACAAGAACCTTCTCCAATCAGACTACATCCTTGATATATTCCTCCGAAGAATTTCTTATATTTATGTCCAGTATTACAAAACTTGACTGCAATAACTTCAGTACTAAAACTTATATCCTCTCTACGAGACAAGAAAACAGCACTTGAAGTGCCTACTGGTCTACTTAAAGGTAACCATTTTACTAAGTTTTTACAATCAAACATATTTGGAACAAAGCATTCAACCATATCCATCTCTGGAACAATAATAGAATTACAATGATCTACTTTGAACTTAAATTTTCCTCCAGCATTTTTGTGTCTAAACACTTCAATAGATAGATATTCACATGGTTTACCTGTTAAATCTCCATTTTGATAAAAAATATGTTGAGGAAACCAAGCTCTGAATTTCTGTGGGAAAAATATATTACACTTACTTACACTACCATCAGGTCGTGTAAATCTAGCCCAACACAAATTTTTCTTCAATCCTTCAATTAAATCACTGGTTTCTGTAGTATTACTTATAGGATCAGTCTTAACTTTAATTCCTAAAGAACTAGACATAAAACCAAACCATCCTGGCTGTTTATCCACATCACTTTTACTTATATAAACTTTCTCATCTTTATCTTCACTCTGAGGTTTTACTGATTTTCTATATGTATTCCACATAGAAATCATTTGAATACCTATTAAGAGTGTAGCTCCACATAACAAAGTTGAAGGTTTAACTAAACTTTTCATATAAGTAACATATTGTGGTAAAGCATTTCTGCTCTGAATAAAGCGTTCTTTATAATGTTTCATTCTATAATTTTTCATTATTGTTAATGGAATTATTGTTAATAATCCAAAAATGCAACTAAAGAATAATTTAGTAATATCACATTTAAAAATGCTTAAAAGCATTAATGCAATTGTCCAACAACAACAAAATCTATAGTGAAAAACCATATCTCTCGTTGCTGCTGCATTTTGCCAGATAGTCAAGTACTTTTGAACAAATTGATAATTCAATACAAATTCTGGTATTAAACCAATAATTACTGGTGTAATTTTATCATTCATCATCTTATGTATTTCTTTAGTTAATTGTTTTTCAGTAATTTTATATATAGGAGAATATCCTAATATTCCATTAATAAAACTTATAGGGCTGAGATAAGAATTAATATAATTCCATCCTGCTCTATAACAACTATTAACTACAAGATTTGACATAACTTCAAAACTTTCTGGTTTAATCTCACAACATGTAGAACAAACTGCATCAGGTAGTCCATGACAACAATAACACATCTTTTCAAATGCATTATTAGATTTCAATAGACCATCTTGATGTTTTTTATGTCTAATAGAAAGATATTTAACTACTAACAGATAATCCTCTAAATTCAAGTTTTCACAAATGATATGTCTATCATCAATGTCAACTTCAATAACTTTGAAGTGATATAAATCAACATCTCCAGCAATAGTGGATTGTGTCGATATACATTCTTCAATTTTGAGTTTCCAAATGTCATGAGTTATTCCTCTACCTTCTAATAAAGGATTGTTAGTATCTAAAGAGACACCACCTTTCTTTCTATATTCATCTTTAATTTGAACATCTACATGATATAAACGTCGTAAAATTGAAGAAGGACAATTAGAATAAATTCCAGCATTAAGTTCTTTAACATTGGTAGTTACTACACCACATTTGAAATTGATAAATACAACTCCCTTTTCATTAATTTCTGCTTTTACTGCTTGAGCTGCAACATTATTAAAGAATTTAATAATAATTGCAGAAGGTATTTGTTCACCTGTAGCAAAATCAGATTTTAAATTAGCAACATCGTCAAGGAAAACTCCTTCAATATCACTAGTATAAGTTGATTGATATTTATCAAAACTATCATGTGTTAATTGTTTTTCTTTTTCAATAGTATAACCCATATTATGTAAAGAAGTATTCATAGTAATTTTACCAAGAGTACTTTTCCCAACACCTGTTTTTCCACATAAGGAAAAACCAATAGGTTGAAATCTCAATTGAGTATTTCTTCTTTTACAGATAAGACGCTCTTGAATTTCTACCAGAAGAGAATATCTACTTTGCAACCACAATGCTGTGGGTCCATCAGTTTTAATTTTCTTCAAGTATATAGTTCTATCAATAACTTTCTTAAGTTTTGATTCAAAATCACTTAAATCATCAATATTACCAGCAAGAGCACTATCTGAATAAGCATGAACATATTCATATTGTTTATTATATTCTGCCATACTTTGATCAGAGTACAAAATAGGTTCCAAAGATCTGGTGACAAAACATTGCCAACCAGTCTCTGCAATCCAAGTAAACGTTTCAATAATAGCATCTATAATATCAACTGCTTTAATCTGTTTCTTAACAGCTTCCAAAGAAATAAGTTCAACCCCAAAAGGGCTCCACTTAATTTCCTTAAAACTACATATAGATAAAGACATAGCAGCTGTAATAAGAAAAGAAATTTTCGAAAAAATAGTATTTTGTTTCAAAATATCCCATTTATCTTTAGCAAATCGAAAAATATTTTTTCCACTAAATTCTTCCATTGATTCTGGAAGAATCTCATTAGAATAAATATATTCATCTAA